AATAAAGTCACGAGTAAACCCAAAAAAAGGAAGAAGACTAAGAAGAAGCGTTGACACGGTATGCCAGTCACGGCATACTGCTGCACATGAGCCCCTCCTCTCGTTCGCTCATGACTCGCAACCGCATCAACTATCGCAGCCCAGGCTTTTATGAGCCTGAGCGGCGCAGCTCTAAGACCAATGCAATCGTCATCGGGGTGTTTTGCCTGTTGATGGGCGGTGCTTTTTGGTACAGCTTAACGACCACGCTTGATGAACAACAAAAGCTGCATTGCCAACAAGGCTGGCAAGCAGCTTGCGAAAGGCTCCAATGAGAAAAACTCTGAAGGAGTTTGAAGGCCAGTGGGTTGCCTTCGCGGGCTGGGAAACAGGTTCACGTCACAATCAGACTTGGGTCTGTGTTTCTAAGCCCTACGTCTGCGTTTGGAACCGGGATGACTCAGTTCAGACAGCTGTTAAAAGAAAAGGCGGCTACCGCTTTGATCATCTTTGGCTTACAGGGGACGATACAAACATACCGCCACAAGGAGTCAAGATGTTCAAGAAAATTGGAGGCGTTGGCATTGTTCGCAAGTACAAACGCAGTGACGGCACATACGATTACACCGTGAAGTCGCCTAGCGGTCGTTACTCGATTGAGGAATTTCTTGACTTATACAACGAAGACTTTTACGAAAGAACGCAGCAAGAGAGGCTAGTCATGCTTCAAAACGCTTTGCAGTTAGTTGACGAGCATCAAAACGGTTCCGATAACATCATCTATGGAGTAGCAAAGTCTGTTTGCAGTTTTAAAAAAGAGCTTTTAGAGCAGGAGACTGAGATTAGAAGATCTATAGCTGCAACTAAGTCAACTTTAGAAACAGCAACTATGAACGGCAAATGCAAATCGCTAGACGTTTTGAGTTTTACAGCTCGTCCTAGCGCAAAGTCCAAAGGTTTTTGACCTTGGGCGGCATCCGCGTAAGTCCCACCACCCCAACATCTCTAAAATGAAAAACGTTCAAATCGTTCTTGATCTAGGCCGGTCTGAAAAGCTTGCCAAGTTGTCTGAGGCCACCAAAGGCAACATGACTAACGTGACAATTGCAGGTGAATTTATTGAGTACGAGCAGCCTAAACTCAGTGCATCGAAACTTGCTCAGGCTCTCCTGAACAGCGCAATTGACCGAGCCTTCAGCCAACTTCCCCAGTAACTCATTCACCTTTACGGTTCTTGGCAAGCCTGCGCCGCAAGGCAGTAAGCGTCACGTCGGCAACGGCGTCATGGTTGAGTCATCAAATCGATGCAAGCCATGGCGTCTACAAGTGAGGCATACAGCACTGGACTTGCGTCCTGACGGTTGGTATGCCATGCTAGACAAGCCGATGGCCATCTCAGTAACGTTTGTTTTTGCTCGGCCTAAGAACCATTTCCGCACCAACGGACATCTCAAGCCTGCAGCCCCACAACATTGCATCACACGCGTTGGCGATGTGGACAAACTTTGTCGGGCATGTTTAGACGCTCTCGCAGATGGTGCGATTTTCAATGATGACGCACAAGTCGTCAGCCTCTTTGCCTCTCGCCGTTTTGCACATGACAGAGAACAACCCTCCGCCATCATCACCATCACAGCCCTTTCCTAATCTTGGCGATGTCATCACCACCGATGACGTAAGCCAAAAGGGATCTGGCAGCTATAAGGCTGATTATGTGAACTGGTGCCGCACGATGCACCTGCTTCATGTTCATGCCCCTGGATGGCAATTTGCCTTAGCGACTGCTCCTGGAGGCGGGCACGTTTGGAAAGCGCCGAATGAAACCGGCTATGTCGTCGGATATTTCATTAGCCCTGATCGTCAAACATCGCCGCACTTCCCACAGGCGGTTATGGACAATCGCAATAATGCCATTGCCTTTGGCAAGGTCAGCGCACGCGATCTAACAGACAGCCATCGACGTTGTCTTTGCACAGCTGCTGCTGCACAGTTCGGTCTTGCATGGCAGCTTTGGGCACGCGAAGAGGTTGAAAATCCACATCGCGAAGAGAAGACGGCAAAGCCTTCAGCTGCGCCGACTGTTGCTGGTTTGTCAAAAGAAGATCAGTATCTTGTGGAAAGCGAACGCAGCTTTCTGTTGAAGTGGATTGGCGACATGCCCAAAAACAACCGCGAGGCTTTTTGTAAAGCGTTTCGGTCGAAGTTCAACTTGGCAGCCAACGCTAAAATCGCTCCGGCAATCACTAGCAAAAAGCACGAGGTTTGGATTCAAGCCGTCATGAATGAGTATGCCTGATGAAAAATCGCTCGCGGCCAAGCATGACGACAAACGTCGTGCTCAGCACTTTCAAGTTCGGCTGGACAAGGAGCTAGCCGATTTACTGCAGCACTATGCCGAGAAACGCCATCAAGGCGTGATCAACGCTGCGCTGCAAACCATCGTTCTCAAATTCTTTTTCTCAAAATAATGGCTGATTTCGCACCCGACGCCTTCAACATCTGGGGCAGGTTCAACAAAGACCAAAAAAAAGACGGCCACTATTGGGCAGCCATGGAAGTGCCTGTGGCTGAATTGCGCAAGATGGTCGAATGGGTCAAGACCGCAGACCGCTGTGAAAACCAAAAAGGTGAAGAATGCGTCAAGCTTCGCGCCAACCTTTTGCCACGTGAAAGCCAAGCGGGCAACGATTATCTGCTGATGGCTCTAAGTGATGGGAAGCCCCGTTCAGCTGATAACTCAACCGCTGACATCCCCTTCTAAGCTTGTGACGAACGAGAGACTAGGAGCGCACCCGCGCTCTTTTTTTATGTCTAAACCAACCATCGAGCAGGTTGAAAAAGACGGGCTGCTGTTATGGGAGGTAAGCCATTGCGGTATGGTTCGCCGCTTCAAACATGACTGGCAAGCAAAATGGCATTACGAGCAGTGCGTCAGGCTTTACAGGTCAAGGATTACAGGGAAACAAGGCTAGTCCCAAGTCGCAATTTTTTCGTCAAGTTCTCCTATGCGTCCTACTGCTTGGCTCAAAAGGCGTGATTGGTGCCAAGACTGGCGCACAAGTGAAACGCAGAGAAGTTTGAGCACCTCTTCGTCTTGGCAGTTCTGTACTTCTCTAACGCTTCTCTCAATCTCTAGCTCCTCATGCAGAGAGGGTGACACCTGCATCCAGTCTGCCCAGCCCATTGGATTGTTCCAGGATGTACTTTTCCGGATGGTAAGCACTGTTTCAGTCATTAACAAGGATGACCCAGCCCGTGCTAGGGCCTTCCGCTTCCCAGCGTGGCTTGAATGCCGCCTGCCTGACCTTGACGTTGCGGCCTAGATGCGGGTTAGACCAGCCGCCCTTTTCCATTTCAGGATAGCCGCGTGGGTCTTGAAGTATCCAAAGGGGATTATCACTGTGCTTCATTGAGTAACCAGAGATAACCGCCCAATGGCCGCATCCCAAACCACTGCACATGGGTGGTTGTCCCAAAAGCATATTTCCTGCGCTCAGATAGCCCACGAGAACAGGTCTACCGTTTTCAATCTCAAGCTCAACCATCTCAGCGTTGCCGTCTTTGCGAAACTCAGCCTCTAAGCCAAGGCTGCGCAAAGCTGCCAGTTGAGCTTCTACCGACGTCGTATCGCCAAATTGAGCACGGATCGCATTGTATTCATCATCCGATTTAACGCGGCGGTAAAAAGACGCCACCATTGCGGCTGACGAGGAGAAGCACTCCCTAATGCCCGTGCCTGTTTTGTTGTCGAGCTGCTTGAAGTAGGGCATGTAAACCTCTTGGTCATACCCGCTTGCCTTCCAAGCCTGGAACCACTCTGCATCCTCATCCAGTAGTTCCGGCGGCATGGACTCCTCAAGCTGTTTAACAGCAGCCATGCGGTGGGGCGCATCTTTAGAAAAGCGTTCAAAAAAAGGCAGGAGAGACAGCACGCCTAGCACCAACAGCAGCAAGGTCAGTTGGATGATGCCAGACACTACCTATTTATCCAGCCTAGTGTCAGGAAGTAGCAAATCCTTCAGATGCTTTACAGCAAGGTTATCTAAATCGTTGTCGCTGCGGGCAACGATGCGCTCTAACATTGCCACGATCAGCTCTTTGAACGCCCTTGATTTCCAGGCGGTCATGAGAATGGGTTTGAGAACTAGAAGCATTGGGTTGACCTAGTTACCCTGTAACGGTAGCTCTGTTCTGCTATGGCCACCAACTCTGTAGATCAGCAAGAAAAGGAAGAGGACCAAGGCAGCTCTTGGCTGGGTGACATTGTCCGAGTCACGATCCTGCTCTGGTCAATGGGCATCTTGACCGCTAACTACTTAGGGATTTTCTCCCAAGCAGTAGACCCTACGTTTCCTGCGTCACTTCTGACTGGCACAGCCGCGACCTATACGCCAGCACTGGGCAAATTGAACAAAAAGAAGAAGGAGGAGAAAAACGTTAACGTAGACAATAAGGACACCAAAGCCGGAATCCAATGAAAAAGGCACTTCTGGCGCTAGCCGTCAGCTTGCTTGCCGCTCCAGTGCAAGCGGACGTGATTCATCGAATTCAGTCAAGCGTTTCCCTGTCGGTCGATGGAGCGGGATCAGTCGCAACTCGAATTCCTAGTTCCATGGCTGTGTCAGGCTCAAACGTCACTCTTGGAACAGCACCTACTCTTGGCACGCTTACTCCAGGTACCGCGCTCGGTTACACACCAGGGGCTTACAGCATTACCACGGCTGGAGATGCATTTAGCTACAGCGAAACGTACACGGGTGGGGACAATACGCCTTCAGTCTTGTCAACAACAGTCACTGCCGGAGTAGTCCCAGCATTGCCAATCTTCGGCAATACGACCACGACTTCTGGAGGGGTGCCGTCAAATCTGGCAGGCACGGTGGATTCAGGAGGAGCTATCAGTGTCACGGCTGGTGGCCCTGGTACAAATGCAATCGCGCAAGTCATCCAAGAACTGACAATCAAATGATTCTGTTGCTGCTTTTGCTTATTGCCGCTCCAGCAGCAGCGATCCCGGTAGTCCCGAACTTCTCACAGGGGACTCTCTCTAGTTCGACAACCACCAAGACCAAAGTCACAGAAGTAATCAACTCGTATGAGTACCGGACTGGCTACGAGTATTCAGTTAGTGGTACAAATATCAAGACTGACGCTGCTATTGCTCCGATGGGTCTGACGACAACGTCAAACACCATTCAAGGCATCACCAGTAAATGGACATCAATCGATGCTGCAACTAAGCCAACCTGGACAATCGTTAATCAAGGCGAAGCCTTTCAGTTCGTCGAAACACTGCAAGGTCCAGGTTTGGTAAACCATACGCTCATCAACCGTGACACCGACATCGAATCTGTAACTGAG